ATAATACTTCATCAGTATAACCGATTCTTAGATCATGTTTATTGACTGTTGTAATATCCAAGAGACCTGTTGTATTGTCATAGGATGCAGTTGTAATACCATTTTGAACACCGCTGTAGGCAACACCCACAATCGTACTGATTGTACCTGCTAAAGTAGTCTGAGGTTTTACATTAGTACCAACTAAAGGAGCATAACCCAATCCACCCGTAGATCCAAGTGAAACTATCACCCCTCCTCTTGGTAGTTCATTTTGATTTACATCTGTTTCATCAATAATAATACTTCCATCGGCAATTGTTGTGATTCCTGAGAATCTTACAGTGGTAGCAGTTCCAGTATCAGATATAGTGAAATTTCCATTTGAATTATTAGTGGTAGTAGGTCTTTGGAATATACTATTAACAAATAGGATGCCATTTCCACCAGTTGATCCTATACCAGATGTAGAGATACCACCTGTAGTTAAACTAAATGTTTGTCCAACTCCTGTAAATTGATTTGAAATATTATCATATAAAATATTTGTATCGTAATTATTTCTTAAATATACTCTTCCTTCAAAATCTGACCTTGCAGGAGGTAAATTAGATGAATCAAGATCTATCGAACTATTACCTCTAGGTGCTTCAGTGAAGAATATCTCTTTACCAGAGATATTATAGGATCCTTTAAATATACTTGCATTAGTTAAATCACTATGATTTGTAGCAGAACTTCCTACATATCCTCTTTGACCTTGGATTAAAGGTATAGTTCCTGTCCCACTCACCGGACCTACATTTGTAGTTCCAAAACCAACATTAGTTATTCTGATAAATTCATCATCTATTTTCAATATATTTTCTATATTAATAGTTGATATTCCACTCATGCTGAATATTGTAGAGGCAGTTCCGATTGATCCTCCATTACCAGACACTTGATACACCAACTCCGTTTGTGCGATTGGGTGTTGAACTAATCCATCAATTGTCACTAATGCCTTTGTAAGACCTTTTGCCATTTCAAACTGATGATTGTTACCTTCTCCAACATGCATAAATGTAACTGCAGTTCCAGTTCTAGTTGTAGATATTGAAAATACATCATCACTTTCTCTTATGGCAAACACTGTTTGTGGTAGTTCATGAACATCTCCAGCAGTGGATTTGTATAACATAGGTGTTGATCCAATTCCTATGAAGGATGCTTGTGGAGTATAAACTAATTCTTCTTGATTTCTGAAGAAATGATCATCTATGGAGAACTTACCAGTTCCTAAATTAACAATTGATGTGTTTGATGGATCAAATGTTTTTGCAAAAATAGGAGTGTTATTGCTTGTTAATTCAAAATTTCTTCTGTTGATTCTATCACCATTTAATGAATTATAAAACTTGATGTCTGATGTTTGAGTTAACTTTCCAAACACTTTTGGTGCTGGATTATTGACTGCTCCGAATTGAGATTTTTCATCACTATCAGCGTAGAATACTTCATTTAAAGATCTAACAGTAGTAATACCAGATGTATTATCAGGAATAAATTCTAAAACAAAATCATCACTTACAAATCTAGCATTAAACGTTCCAATACCTATAGTGCTACCTATAGATAAAAATTGACTTTGATTTGTAAATATCTCTGTATCTTTATGAATTACATACACTTGATGCAACGCTTCGGATGTGGCAGTTCCAACGTGCACAGTCGCTTTTAAACCAGAGAATAAACTCTTATTAAGAGTTGCTATCGTACTAATTCCTGATTGTTCATCAAATTTACTTTCAACAAGTTGTGTCCTTTCACTACCATCTTCTTGACCGGATGCTACAAATCTGTAAGTACCAATTCCAGCTGGTGTAGATCCAAATCCAACAATGCTTGATCTGACTCGTATTGGGTTTGGTTCTTTATTAGTAATCTCAAAAGATAAAATACCGCTTGAAAGTGAGGCACCAAATGAACCAATAAAGTTCGAACTTTGTGTTCCTTGATTAGTATCAAAAAATGCTTGCGACATAAACGTATCTCTTCCGTCATGACCAAGTAATGTCTCAACATAATTCATTTCGTTTGTCACAAGGTCTGTAACTTGTGAGTTAATATAAAGACTATCAGTAACGGATGATATGGATACAATTGATGAAGTAATTCCTGAGACATCAGTGGTACTTCCCAAACCAACTACTGATCCAGTTACGCTTACAAATCCAAAAGTGCTTGATCCAGTTCCAGTAAGTGTAGAATTAAATTTAGATTCAATTGTCTTTATATCATAGTCAACATCAAATTTAAATAAATCTGTCGGAGTAAATCTTAAAAAATCTTTTCCAGACTCGTTTATTAGTTCAAATTTAGTAAAGTCTGCGTTTTCAGTATCTAATTTATTTTTCTCTAAAAGATATGATCCAGTATCATTGTTTATAAGTATTAATTCTACTATTTGTTTTTGAGTATTTCTTAAATCTTTAATTTGTAATAAAATTCTATTTAAACCATCAACTGATTGTGTTTGTAAGATATTTAAAAATAAATTAGGGTCACTTTCTAAATTAGAATATCTAGAACTAATATCATCTATATTTAATACATTATTTGTTTTTGCTTGAATAAAGTCAGTTAAACTTACATTTTCAAGTTGAATAAATTTTGAAGTTGAACGATTTATATCTAAATCAGTGGCACCTGTACCAACAAAAATATCTCTTGCAGTATCAAAATTATATAATGTATCAACTCTTGTTTTTTCAACAAATGATGGTAAAATATCCAAGAATAGTGATATGTTTGCACTTCCTGTGATTGGAAAAGCATTTGATGTTGATGTGATTCCTGTGTCTGAGAAGTTTTTAAATCCTGCAGTATGAACTAAATTATTTACTGGACTCTTTAAATCATTCCATGTTATTGGACTTTGTATAGTATATGATAGGTTTTGATAGTAATCATTATTTGGTAGAACTTGAATATCGTCATTTAATTTTCCAGTATTCGTTTCCCAACCTAAATCTTTAATTAAAGAATAATTTACACTAAACTGTCCTTCATTTTTAAATATATTCTCAACTTTTCCCTCATTTCTTGAAATAATTCCAGTGATGAAATCATCTTTTTTTAATTCATACAATCCTATTAATTTAACAAAATTTTCTCCTGCATCAACAACAGTCAAATCTCTTTCAATATCATTTATGCTGATTTTTTCACCGATAGTGAAACCTTCTTCTACTAAATTTAATTTGAACGAAGGATATACATTTGAATTAATAATACTTCCAAAAGAAGATACTGATGTAACTGCAACTCCAGTATTTGTAGTGTACTGTGACACATCAATTGTTACCTTATCAAAGGTGCCACTATCATCATAATTTGAGACTCGTAAAAGTTTATATCCATAATCAGATGAATTAAATCCAGATCCAGCAGTTCCTACTTTCTGCAATCCCTCTATGAAAACCGAATCACCTATAACAAAAGGTTTTGGATTATATCCTAATGCAGGTGTGGTTATGAAAATATCAAAATTAGATGTTCCTGCGGTAGAACCAATTTTTTGTATACTAACTCCATTTGTATTGTTTGTTGCAATAAGTGCAACATTTCCTACAGTTATACCTGTAGGAGACTGATCTATTTCAACCTCACCCACTGATGATCCTGATAAAATGGCATTCAAAGCACTATTAGTAAAAGTGGTTCCTGCATCAGTATCAACAACAACTAAATTAGGTGCAGTTAGATAATTACCACCACCACGAATAATTTCGACACTTGAAATCCTCTTAGATCCTCTAAGTTGAACAAACGAAGGAATTAATGCCTCTGGTTGTAGTGTAGGATCAGAAGAATATTCAAATCCCTCATTAATAATTCTAGTTTTTTTAATATTACCTATACTCTTTGATTTAGTGAGGATGTTTACATCATTTACAGTTGTTGATCCAACACTCACAAAAGATGGTAGTTTTCTATAGTTTGATCCACCACTTACAATATTAATTGATTTAATTGCACCTGTGACAATACCAGAGGTTGTGCTGTAAGATAATTCATCACAATCCACTGAAGTGTACAATGATCTTTGTGGTTCTTTCACACTGTCAAATGTAAAGGTACTTACACCAACATTAGAAATTTTAAATTTACCACTCAAATTATTATCCACAAATTCTATTTGAGAATAATTTTTAACCGTATTATCGGCAGTTATTGCAATACCCAATCTTTCAAGATTGTAATATAATTTATCAGGTACACTATTACCAAATCCTATCACATATCTTGATCCTGTTAAACCTTCAGTTATGATGCCTACAGGTGTATTAAAACCTGTACTTGATCCAGTTGAGACAAATTCATTTTTAAATTTTGTATCATAATACAATTTAAATTTAAATCCTGTTAATGATGTATCTGATGTATCAAATACCAAATTATTATTTTTCTCAACCACTATTAGTGGATTAATTTTAGTAAATGTATGTGTAGCGTTGGTTGTACTCACTGATACAATTCCCACTGCTATTGGAGGGTTTACCGTTGCATTTTCAAATGATTCGCAAAGTTTGA